ATTCCTTTGTGTTCTTAGGGGGAAATTAATATGACAACAACATATAAAATATTAGGTCAGGCAACATCAGAAATTGGTTCAGCTTCTTCTGTGATTAAGCAATTCACCTATCCAGTAGATAATGGAAACCCGAGTGACAATATTGATTTTTATGTAACTACAGATGTAACAACAAATCCTGGGGTTGATGCAACCAAGGTATTTGTAATTGCTGGTTATGGTCAATCTCAATATAGTTATGAGGGCGATATATTTAATGCAGACTCAGTTACTATAACATATCAGGGTCAAACTTTTACATCAAGAATACTAGCATGGGATTGGTGGGTAACTTATAACCGTCACTCACAAGTAGAAATAATTAATAATACATGGCATTGGATTTCTGGAGCAGCATTCTTTTTAGAAGATTATTTACCAGAAAACATGTGGGGAAATGCATTATTATCTGACGTAACAGTTACTTTTAATGCTATCCCAAACGTATTAGATACAACACTAGATAGTTCTTTTGCATATTTTGGTACTGTAGATCAGCTTGGATATCCAAGCGGACCAAGTGCGGATATTAAGCCTCATGCTCTTACTCTGTATGGTCGTCCAGATCTTGCAGCTAAAATAAGGAATCATGGAACAGCGTCTAGTTTATCCGATTTTTTTGATTCTGCTACTATTACAGTTAATGGAATAACAAAAAATCTTAAAATAGCTGCAATTGAAACCCTAGATACATATATTGGTAATAGTGGATATGCAATTTCTACTGGTTGGTTTGTTGCCGATGATGTTGTATTATATTTTTCTGAAAATGTGTATGATGTATTTGGAAAAGATATAAACAATGACCATTCATTCTGGCCAGACTCTGGAACCAATATCATTCTTTACAAGAAAAAAGCAGTTGGAAATGCTCAAGAAGTTACAATATATACTGTTCCTGTTCAAACACAGGCTTCAATTTCTTCAATTGTAGTTCTTAATACAGATTCAACTTCTTATCCTTTTAATTTATCCTTTGTCCCAGCTGTTAACACAACAGCTGCTTCAACAGGTGCAAATTTTGCCGTATATGGCAAGACAATTCTTTCTGGAGAATCACAAGAAATAAATGGTGGAATAACACTAGCCCCTGGAGATCAGATTAGATTCTCATCTACATCTCCAAATCTAGTAGCTAGTGTTTACGGATCGGAGATATCATGACAAGTACATATAAAATATTAGGTCAAAATTTGGTTGGCTATACAGAGACTTCAGGATCAGGAGGTAGCGGTTACTATACAACTACTGTTGGTTCAAAAATTGAAAAAACAATCTGGTGGGGTTTTAGATCAGATAACTATGGTTTAGAAATAGGCTATGTAGATCCAGATGGAAATCATGTCTCTGGTACAACCAATCTTAATTCAAGTAGTTTTATATGGCCAACATATCCATCTGATTCATTTGGATATTCAGGGCGGGTCGTTTATGGAAATGGTACATATCTTTGGTATAACAATCAAATTGTTCTTAAGTCTACCGATGCCCTTAATTGGACAGATATAACATCTACAATTTCTGGATTAACAAATATTTACGGTAATCCAGTACAATATGGAGTTACAAATTTATATAAAGATTACGGAAACGCAGATGTATTTCCAGTCTTTACAGATATAAAGTTTTTTAATGGAAAATTCATTGCAGCCATAAATGGAGGAATACATAGCTTTAATAATGCTGCCAATCAGCACGGCGTATCATCTGAAATTCAAACATATTCTGTAAGTTCTACAGATGGAGTTAATTGGGGAGATAAAGCGTTATATGCTTCATATGCTGGAAATATTTTATTTACTCAAGTAGGAAATAAACTTTGGGCACTTAGTGGGCAGCCAGTTCAATCATCTTTCCACCAAGGGATTTCTAGCAACATTATTGTTGCTTATACATATGATGGAACCTCATGGAAGCAGTCAAACGGAGACGATTGGTATGGCGGTCAAACAGAAGTATCTCATAGTCAATTAAACTCCAGAACTAGTTATAATAATGGTTATGGAAACATTGCTTGGGGAGGACATCATGATCTTGTCCAAGGTTTTACAAAAACAATTATTGATCCAATAACTGGAACAATGTTTAATATTAATACTCTTGTTTCATCAATGAATGGAGTGCTTCTAGATAATTATCTTGGAAAGGTATCGAATAATCAAACCGAAGCACAATTTATATGTATTTCTAATGATGGAGGACAAACCTGGCAAGATTCACAATTTCATGATTTTGGAAGTAATGCTAAGCTTCTTGATTTTGGAATTGTAAATGGAACTATGTTTTTGATGCCAGCAGACGATACATATGAACAAGGAAACTTAATGTATGTTCCAAACTATATGTTGTCCAATTGGATCGGCGGTTGGTCATATAATGATTGTTTCCCAGTTTATCATGATGTTGACAATTATAATGGTCTATATGTATTGGATCATATGCTATTTAAAAGATTGCCAGTATGGAATGGTAAGGAATATATCTTCTGGATAACTAATAATGGGACTGGCGCCTCAAATGCTATTTGGAGATGTCCAGATTTAGAGGCTCAAGATTTTTACCCAGTATTTATACCATCAATAAATGGAATTGCAGATATAGGACAAGTATCAATAAATACTTTAAAAACTGTTCAATCATTAATTGGTGGACAAGGCGCATCAGGCTCGGTAGTAGAGTCTTTTGAACCAACAGCAATATATACAGTTCCTGACTCCACACAAACAGTGGTTAGTACAATTATTGTAACCAATCATGATGATGTAGAAAGAACATATGACCTTGCAGTCGTTCCTGCTGGCTCAACTCTTTCTGTATCAAATCATATCAGATGGAACGCTGCAATATCTGCAAAAAGTTTTGAAGTTATTCAAAATAAATTAACTCTTCAAGCGGGAGATAAAATCTTTGTGTTTCCTTCAGCACCAGGAGTTATTGGATTTTCAGCTTTTGGAGTAGAGCTATCATAGGATAGTTTAAACTTTAAAAAGGGAGACAACTCAGGTTGTCTCCCTTTTTACTTTATGTTATACTTAATGTAAGTAGATAGGATTTTATAATGTTAAGAATGTCTTTATATGCTCACCCGCATGTTAGAAAATCAGGTTCATACTTTGGGTATGCATATACATATCAAGAAATAGAAAAACATTTAAGAAATTATAAAAATGATAAAGAAAAACTCCAATTAGATTTAAATTCTCCAAAATGCAAGATACAGCTATATTATGGATCGCCCCCAGGATTTTTTTATCAACATCAATACAAAATTCAGATGACGCAATGGGAATCAACACTTGTTCCACCATCTTGGGTTGATGATGCTAAAAATTATCAAGAGTTTTGGACAGCAAATCAGTTTGGCGCAGACGCAATGATTAATGCAGGTATACCAAAAGAAAAAGTTTTTGTGTATGAGCATGGGGTAGATTCAAAATTTTGGACACCTTTTAAAAGAGGAAAAAATGGAGTAGTTAGATTTTTACATGTAGATTCTGGTTCCCCAAGAAAAAGAGCAGATATTGCAGTAGAATCATTTAAAAAAGCTTTTGGAAGTAATCTTGATTATGAATTAACATTAAAGTACAGTCATCAACCCGCATCTGGTGTTGACTGGAATAATCCAGATATAATGGAAAATCATGGAGAATGGGAAAATGGAAATATTAGGCATATTCGTGAAAACATGGATATAGAACACTTAAAAGCAATTTATAATTTTCATGATGTTCTTATATATCCATCAGAGGGTGAAGGATTCGGATTGATTCCGCTTCAGGCTCTAGCAACAGGAATGCCAGTAATATCAACTAACATATGGTGTTCTTATGAAAAATTTTTTGGAAAAAATATAATAAATTCAACACTTGGAGTCTCACCAGTTGTTGAAAATTATCAAAGATTTGGCGAAGTCGTACTGCCAGACGTAGATTCAACTGTATATTTAATGAAAAAAGTTGCAAATGAAATAGAAAATCAATCTGAATACTTTTTTAATCAAATCCCAGATGTTGTAAAAGAATATGATTGGCAATATAGAACTAACATGGCTATGGACTCTTTAGTTAATAGAGTTGGCAGAGATATGTTTAGTGACTATAGAGGTTATTTGAGTTGAAATATACAATTGTACATATTGATGATCGTTGTAAAGAGCAAATGAATACAAATAAGTCAATACTTAAAGATTTTGATTATGTTGATGATATAGAGTTTTTTAATGGAAATATTGGAAATTCTTGGGATGTAATTAATCATTATGGAATAAGCCAAACAGTTTGGGAGCCATATGATGGAAGAAAAACTCCACCACTTCCAGGAGAACTTGGTATATGGGTAAGTACTATAAATATTTTAAAATACATAGTTGATAATAATATAGATTCAATGTTGGTTTTAGAAGACGATGTAATTTTAGAAGATGATTTTATTAAAAGCTTAAATCTTTGTCTAAACGATTTGCCAAAATCTTTTGATTTTTTATCATTGTTTTATTTTGAAGAGCATAATCAAGAAAAAAAAGAAAATGATATAGGATCCGAATATATACATAAGCCATTAACCCAATACTCTGCTGCACAAGCAATGATATATTCCAAAAAGGGTGCAGAAAAAATTTTAAGGGCTGTAAAAAGAAAAGGGATAGAATATACTACTGATTGTTTTATATTTAAACAAGCACACCTGGGCTTAATAGAAGGATATACCATAAGACCAAATAAGTTAAAGTTTTTAAATCATAACAAGCAGGTAAAATCAACAATTGATCCAGAAAACATAAGAAATACAAATGGATAAATTAGCTGGAATGCCAAATATATATTATATAAATCTAGACAGAAGTCCTGATAGAAATCAGGAAACAATAAATAATTTTAATAAATTTAGTATAAATAAATATACAAGGGTTTCAGCCATAGATTATAAAGATCAAGACTTATCTAGATATTCAGATTTAGGCCTTACAAATCAAGAAATAGCAGTATTGCTTTCTCATATGAAAGCGGTCGAACAGTTTGTGTCCTCTGGTGAAGAATGGGCTATAATTTGTGAAGACGATGTAGAATTTGATACAGCCCAGCATTGGCAGTTTTCCTGGTTAGATTTTTTTAAATATTTGCCTAAAAATGCAGACATAGTACAACTAGTGATATCAACAAGAAATTCAATGGATATTGATTTTCAACTTCACCATAGAAAGTTTTGGGATTTTGGTGCAGTGGCCTATTTAATAAATACAAAAAGAGCTAATGATCTAATTGCATATTACAAGCCCGATGGATATTTTAATTTTAAAAAATATAAAAAAACATATGTATATGATAAAGAAAATCATGAGTTTTTTAAAACAATGAAGTATCCAACTTCTGAAGAAATACTGTATACACTTAATAATGAAAACTCTTACAGCTTTCCGCTTTTTTCTTATGCACCAGAAAAGACATCTTTGGTTCATAATCATGAAAGTCAACACGAGTTTAGCAGAAATAGAGTATATCAATTTTGGCGGGAAAGATCTAAAAACTTTACATTAGAAGATCTAATGAAGGTAAATATATGAAGAAATATTTAGTCGTGGGTTCAGGATTTTTTGGATTAACTTTTGCACAACAGCTTGCAGAAAATAACGAAGAAGTCCTTATAATAGAAAAAAGAAGTCATATTGGTGGAAATAGCTATAGTGAATTTGATAAAGAAACTGGGATTGAAATACATAAATATGGTTCTCATTTATTTCACACCTCAAATGAAAATATTTGGGAATATTGTAATCGTTTTACAAAATTTACGGATTATAGACACGTCGTATGGTCAAAGCATAATGAAAAAATATACTCTATGCCAATTAATTTAGCAACAATTACTTCTTTTTTTGAAAAATCAATGTCTCCAAATGAAGCAAAGCAATTAATTGCAGAGCAAGCATTAGAAATAAAAGATCCATCAAATTTGGAAGAAAAAGCAATATCTTTAATTGGAAGACCCTTGTATGAAGCTTTTATAAAAGGTTATACGCAAAAACAATGGCAAACGGATCCAAAAGACTTGCCACAAGAAATTATTACAAGATTACCAGTAAGATATAATTTTAATAATAGCTATTTTAATGATAAGTATCAAGGTTTGCCAGTAAACGGATATACTGAATGGGCAAAAAATATGATTAATAATAAAAATATTTCAATACAATTTAATACTGATTTTTTTGATATAAAAGACAATATAGACAAAGATACTATAGTCGTATACACTGGACCAATAGATAGATATTTTAATTATGAATTTGGAGAGCTATCATGGAGAACCTTAGATTTTGAATGGGAGGTCCACAATTTGTCAGATTATCAAGGAACCTCAGTGATTAATTATTCTGATTTAGATAGCGCATTTACTAGGATTCACGAGTTTAGGCATCTTCATCCAGAAAGAAATTATTCTGAGGAAAAAACTATTATTTCAAAAGAATACTCTAGATTTGCTGGCAAAGGAGATGAACCGTATTATCCAATAAATTCAAAAAAAGATAGAGATATGTTAAAATTGTATAGAGAAAAAGCAGCTCTTGAAAAAAATATAATTTTTGGCGGGAGGCTAGGAACTTATCAATATCTAGATATGCATATGGCTATAGGTTCAGCGCTTTCAAAGTTTAAGGAGTATTATTATGAATGATGTGCTTATAATGGTTATGACTACAGAAAAATATACAGATCGTCAGAAAGCAATAAAAGATACTTGGTTTAATGATGGTGATGTTCTTTTTTATTCCGACCATAAAGATGAAGAAACATATATGGTTTGCGTAGAATCAGATTACTCAAGTGGTGTAATAAAACAGTCTAGAATCTTAAAGCACATACAAGATGGTCTTGTTGTTTTTAAAAATAAAAATGCTATTGATTATAAATGGATTCTTTTTGCAGATGATGACACCTATGTAAATCCAAAATATTTAAATGATATTTTAAATTATTTTAATGAAGATTGTATTTATGGTCATATATGGGATCATAAATATAAATATCCAGAAGAAAGTTGGGGATGGGAAGACCCATTCCTACTCTCTGGCGGTGCTGGAATGCTTGTTTCTACAAAAAATATAAAAAACATAAAAGATTTTTCTTTTCCAGAAGGCGTATGGGGCGGGGATCAAGCGTTAACACAGATCGGTAGAAGAAACAACATTAAGTTTGAGCAATCAAATAAATTTCATCCAGAAAATATAGATAAATACTCTGAAGAGGATGCTAATCCAAACTTTAACATAACATACCATTGGATGAAGCCAAAAGATTTTTACTCTACATATGAAAAGGTTGTAAAATAAAATGTTTATTCATGATGAAATAACTGAAAAGTTTGTTAAGTTGCAAGAGATTTTAAAACCTACCGTTTCCATAGAAGTTGGATCTTATGATGCAGATTTTTCAAAAAAAATGTCATTTTTATCTAAAAAATGCTTTGCTTTTGAAGCAAGCCCATTTGTTTATGCAAAATTTAAAGATAGTATGGGCGGGATAGATTATATAAATAAGGCAGTATCAAATGTTGACGGCAGTATTAAATTCGAAATACAATCTCATTTAAATCCATCAGAAGTTGGCAACAATAGTATAAAAAATAGAAATGAAGATTTAAACTATGCCTATATAGATGTAGATTCAGTTTCACTTGATTCTTTTTTTAGTAATTTAAATGAAAACATAGTGTTATGGATAGATTGCGAAGGAGCCAGTGAAGAAGTGCTCACAGGCGCAGAATCTTTGCTTATAAACGTGTCTAGTATTTTTATAGAAACAGAAACAAAAGAGTTTTGGAAAAAATGTTGGTTTGAACAAGATGTAATTGATTATTTAAAGGGCTTTGGCTTTGAACTTTTATACAAAAGCTTTGCATATGAAAATCAAAATAATTGTATTTTTGTTAAAAATAATCTAATATCTCAAGAAATTTTAAATATATTTCAAGAGAATAGCATATGAAAAAAGTAGGCATCACATTTTCAACATTTGATTTACTACACGCTGGTCATATATTAATGCTTGAAGAATGCAAAAGTAATTGTGATTATTTAATAGTTGCAATTCAATCCGATCCAACAATTGATAGAAAAGAAAAGAATAAGCCCATTCAAACTTTATTTGAAAGATATACACAGTTAAAAGCTGTTAAATATGTTGATGAAATAGTCCCATATTCTACAGAAAAAGAAGTTGAAGATATATTGCTTTCAAGAAATATAAATATTAGATTTTTAGGCGAAGATTATATAAATAAAGATTTTACGGGCAAAAAATTGTGTGAGGAAAATAATATAAAAATATTTTTTAATTCTAGAAAACATAGCTATAGTTCTACCGAACTTAGAAAGAGGATAAAAAATGAAAGAGTATAGACCGTGGGGATATTATGAAATTCTTAATGAAACGGAAAATCATAAAAGCAAGTATATTTATGTAGAGTCAGATCAATCTTTATCTTATCAAAGACATGAGTTTAGAAGTGAGCATTGGTTTATTGTTTCTGGTTACCCATCTATAGTGATTGATGGAGAAGCTTCAGTTCTTTCCCCTGGCGACTCTGTAGATATTTTGGCGGGATCACTTCATAGAATCTCCTCAAAAGGAGCACCAATAGAATTTATAGAAGTCCAAACAGGCACATATTTTGGTGAAGATGACATAGAGCGTTTAGATGATGAATATGGCAGAAATTAAGGTATAATTATAAAACTATGAGTAAACCAATTATTTTAAGACGAGATTTATCAACAAATTGGAGTTCTTCAAACCCAATACTTTCTGCAAATGAAATGGGCGTTGAAACAGATACCGATAATATGAAACTCGGCGATGGTTCTACTGCATGGAATGACTTAAAATATATTATTGAATCTGATTCTCTTAATATACCAGCGGGTCCAGCTGGTGCCACGGGTCCAACAGGCGCTACAGGTCCAGCAGGTACAAACGGAGCGACAGGTGCTACAGGTCCAGCAGGTGCAAACGGGGCAACAGGTGCAACAGGACCAACAGGTACAAACGGAGCGACAGGTGCTACAGGCCCAGCAGGTGCAAACGGGGCAACAGGTGCAACAGGACCAACAGGTCCACAAGGTATTACAGGCAATGCAAGCACGGTGCCAGGACCAACAGGTGCAACAGGACCAACAGGTCCACAAGGCGTTGCAGGTGCAACAGGACAAACAGGACCTGCGGGAAGTGGAAGCAGTACACCCCTAGCAGCAGTAATGCAAGGTATGCCAGGAACAACAAAATTTTGGTATAGAAATTCAAATACAGTTAATGGTTATTCAGGAACAGCTTCAGTTAATATTCTTAACACTATATATTTTCAACCATTTTTTGTTCCAGCTGGAAAAACAATAACTCAAATTGCTTTTGTTAATGGAACTGCATCTTCAACAGCCACATTAAACTTTGCTATATATAGTGATAGTAATGGGCCATTAAATCAATTGGCAATTGCTAGCTATTCTTCACCTACTACAGCAACAACAGCTTATACAGCAACATTAAATACTGGAGTAACATCAACGGGTTCAATTTATTGGCTAGGAATAAGTGCTACTGGTGGTCCACAATCGGTTATTGCAGAACCAGCATCTGGAGCAACTGCATATGTTAATATGCTATTTAATGGATTAATGGTAAATTCAATAAGTGGTTTAGCGGCTTCAACCCCATCTGCATCAATTGCAAATTCTTTTTTATATTCATATGGAACAGTTTTACAAACAACAGTTGTGCAATCGAGTTTGACACCATCACCAAATAATTTTAAACTAGCATTGTATTACTAATAATGAAAAATAAAATGTTTGATAAAGCAAATTTAAAACAAGATATTTTAATTTTGATATTAACAACAGAATCATATTCTGAAAGAAGACAATCAATAAAAGATACCTGGGGTAAAAAATGCAATATACTTTTTTATTCAGATCATGAAGATGCAGATACTATTAAAGTATGTGAATCAAAAGATAGTTTTAATGTTGTTTTAAAAACTCAAAACATTATAAAATTTTTACAAAAATATAATGATTTAAATAAATATAAATGGTTGTTTTTTGTAGATGATGATACATATATAAATACATATACTTTAGAAAATAAATTAAGCATATTTAATGATAAAGTAGTTTATGGAAGAATAGACCCTATTCCTGAAATTGATGGATCTTGTGGAAAAGATTTTGTTATGCACGGAGGAGCAGGAATTCTTATGTCACCTCAAATAATTAAAAATATAAAAGATTTTAATTGGAATAATAAAATACAGGCTGGTGATTATGTTATGACAGAATACCTTAGAAATAACAAAGAAATACTTATAGATTATCCATTATTTTTTTCTAAAGAAATAGAGTTAATAAATGATAATTATGCGCCAGTATATGAAAAAATTACATATCACCATGTTTCTCCAGAAAATATGTACCTTAGTCATGATATAATAACTAAAGCACACTGCATATTTAATGGCAAATAGTATAATCACTAACTGAATTGGAATAAAATAAAATGAAGGTAGCAATATACACCATAGCTCTCAATGAAGAGCAGTTTGTAGAAAGATGGTATAAATCTGCAAAAGATGCAGATTATTTAATGATAGCTGATACAGGTTCAACCGACGGGACCATTGAAAAAGCAAAAGCCCTAGGCATTAATGTAGAATCAATTAAGATTATGCCATGGAGATTTGATGATGCAAGAAATGCAGCACTTGCTTTGTTACCCGCAGATATTGATATGTGCATATCACTAGATATGGATGAAGTTATTACTCCAAATTGGAGAGAACCACTAGAAGAAGCATTTAATCGTGGAATTAATAGACCCACATATAAGCATATCTGGTCATGGAATCCAGATGGAACTCCAGGCTTAGAATTTGCATATGACCATATTCACTCAAGAAAGAATTTTAGATGGAAGCATCCAGTGCATGAGTGTTTATATGTGTATGGGGCGGAGGAAAGAAAAGCTTTCCTAACTGGAATAGAAACACATCATCATCCAGATTCTACAAAGAGTAGATCTCAGTATTTACCATTATTAAAAATGTCTGTTGAAGAAGATCCATATAATGATAGAAATTCATATTATTATGGTAGAGAGTTATTTTTCTATAGACATTATGAAGAAGCCATTAATGAATTAAAGCGTCACCTCTCACTCCCTACCGCATACTGGAAGCCAGAAAGAGCAGCCTCTATGAGATATATTGCCAAGTCTTACGGAGATTTTGATAACAAATTAGAATGGTTCAAGAAAGCCATAGATGAATGTCCAGATAGAAGAGAGGCCTATGTTGAAATAGCAGAGGTTTACTATTCTAAGGAAATGTGGCGGGAATGCCTAGAAGCCTGTGAAAATGCCCTTAAAATACAAGAAAAGCCACTAGAATATCTATGTGAAGAATTTGCCTGGGGATATGCCCCATATGACTATGCTTGCATAGCATCCTATCAATTGGGGGAATTTGAAAAGGCTTTGGGATATGCTCAAAAAGCCCTAGAATTTTCACCAGATGATGAAAGACTTAAAAAGAACGTAGAAGTATCATTTAATGCATTAAATCAATAATTTGGTATACTAGGAGGTATCATGGCTACCAATTTTCCTGCAAATTTAGATGATTTTAATAACCCCACACCTGGAAACTCCCTAGGCGATTCAGGGGTACTTCACTCAGAAGAACACTCAAATACAAATGATGCAATTGAAGCCATTCAAAGAAAAATAGGTGTTGATGGATCATCAGATACCACCAGCATAGATAAAAAGCTAAATGACGCCATAACAAGTTTGGCGGGGAAAGCTTCATCAAATAATCCTGTTTTTACAGGAACAATAACATTTCCAGTAGGTACATCTGGAGCAAACTTAACAAATATTCCAAATACAGCTTTACAAAACTCATACATAACACTTAATGGAACACCCATATCATTAGGTCAAGCTGTTAATTTTTTAACAATCCCTTCGATATCTAATAATCAAAATAAATATTTATTTAATGATGGTTCAACATTACAATGGGTTTCTCAGGCTGGACCAACAGGACCAACAGGCCCAACGGGACCTGTAAATACAACTCCAGGCCCAACAGGCCCAACTGGTCCAACAGGAGCAACTGGGGCATTGGGCCCAACAGGAACTACAGGACCTACTGGCGCTACTGGCGCAACAGGTCCAACAGGTCCAACAGGCGCTAAAGGAGATACTGGTGCAACTGGACCTCAAGGATCTCAAGGTGCACAAGGATCTCAGGGAGTACAAGGTTTAGTTGGACCAACTGGTCCTCAAGGTGCAGGATTAAATATTAAGGGTACCGTGCCTCAAGTTTCATCTTTGCCATCAAATAATAACAATCAAGCAGACGCCTATATAGTTCTTTTAGATGGACACCTTTATGTTTGGTCTGGTTCTTCTTGGGTTGATTCTGGACCAATAGTTGGACCCACAGGTTCAACAGGCCCAACAGGACCAACAGGATTAACTGGACCAACAGGTGCAGCCTCAACAACCGTAGGACCTACTGGACCTACTGGACCAACTGGTCAGCAAGGAATTCAAGGTCCGCCAGGAACACAAAATGCACATGACTCAGCACAGTTGGCAACAACGCAAGATTTAAATGCAGACTACATACCTGGAACAGTTGATTCTGCGGGGGGAACTGGTAATGGTGCAATATTAAGATCAAAAACAAATACAAAGTTTATTGTAGATAATTATCAAAACCCATCAAGCGGATATAGAGTTTTAGTAAAAGATCAATCAAATCCAATTCAAAATGGTATTTACGATTTAACAACCGTTGGTTCTTCATCTGCAAAATGGGTTCTAACACGTTCTGCAGACTATAATGATTCTTCAACTGGCGAAGTAAAAGCTGGAGATTATTTATATATAGTTGAAGGAGATTCTAATGCATCAACTACATGGGTTCAATATGGAAACGGTACAGGTGTTAATGAAAATATAATTATTGGAACTGATCAAATATTATTTTCTAAGTCTGGTGGAATTGGGCCCACAGGGCCTACTGGGAATGCAGGCGCAACAGGACCTACAGGACCCACAGGTTCAACAGGCCCAACGGGTCAACAAGGTATTCAAGGTGGCGTAGGAGTTGCAGGTGCAACAGGCCCTACTGGAGCCAAAGGTGATATTGGCGCAACAGGCCCGACAGGCTTACAAGGACCAGTTGGTAACCAAGGTGTACAAGGAAATGTAGGCGCAACAGGTCCAACAGGTCCAACAGGACAAAAAGGTGCTGATGGAAATCTTGGTGCTACAGGACCTACAGGACCTACAGGTGCCACTGGACTAACAGGCCCTACAGGTCCAGGAAATTATACATTTTCAACAACAGGCCCTTCAAACCCCGTAGTTGGAGACAGGTGGGTCAATTCGGCAACGGGAATAGAATATACATGGACTACAGATCAAGATAGTTCACAGTGGGTACAGTTGGCAACCTCTGGATATATAGGTCCAACAGGTCCAACAACCACATATACGATAAATAGCAAATCTTCAATATCTTATTCTGCACAACAATCAGATTCTTCATCTGTAATTTTTATGACTTCGTCTTCAAGCAATTCAGTTGTTTTGCCAACTACATTTACTGATGGTGCAAGCATTACAATTGTTCAACAAGGTACAGGACAAACATCAATATCTTCTTCATCTACAGTTTATTCCGTTGGTGCAGTAACAGCAATTCCAAAGCTAAGAGCGCAGTATGCGTGGGCGGTAGCATTATGGAATAATTCTGCTTCTGCCTGGTTTGTAACTGGAGATATTGTTTAATGATAATAAATCCTGGATTAGTTGCTGCAGAAATAAGAAAAACAATTCCAAATATTACTGGTGGAACTCTTTTTTCAGACGATACATATTTTTATAGAGCTTTTCTTTCAAGTGGAACTTTTCAATCTTCAAGAAATATAGTTGCAGATATTTTAATTATAGCTGGCGGAGGCGCTGCAGCTTATAATAGTGGCTCTGGTGGTGGTGGCGGTGCAGGTGGAGTGCGTTACCTACAATCACAGATACTTACTGGTAATACACAATACACCGTTACGGTTGGTAATGGTGGGACTAAAACTAAATATCCAGCTACAGCAACCGTTGGAGGAGATTCTTCTTTTGGATCATTGGGAACCGCAATTGGCGGAGGTTGTGGGCTTTCAAATGGTCAAGGAATTACAAGTGGTGGGTCTGGTGGCGGTGGATCAAACTCTGGAAATGTTTATACCCCTGGAGGAGTTGCCGTTACTAATCAAGGAAACGTTGGAGGGTCAAGTTCTTTTGCATTTGTTGGCGGTGGTGGCGGTGGTGCTGGAGAAGCTGGAGAAAATGCTACAAATTCTCAAACGCCAGGTCGTGGCGGAGATGGAACAAGTGCATATTCTTCATGGGGTCTAGCAACAAATACTGGAGAAAATGTAAACGGTATTTATTACTATGCTGGAGGAGGAGCGGGCGCTTCTGGCGCAAACGGTGCTGTATTTAAAAGAGGCGGTTATGGCGGTGGCGGAACTGCAACATATAATGGTGGCGCATATGATACTATTGCAAATGGAAAAGCAAACACTGGTGGTGGCGGAGCAAGCAGTGTTTTAAGTAGTTCAGACGGCGGTTCTGGCATTATAATTGTAAGATATACAAAGGCTCAAGCTTCTTAAAAATTTACAAAGTAATAGGTTAAATGATATAATTAAAGAATTAAAGTTAGGCAGGAGATAAAATGGCTATAAACTTTCCATCATCACCAACAAGTAACCAGTTATATACATACGGTTCATACACTTGGCAATGGAATGGTTCTGCATGGGATAATGTAACTACTTTACAGCCTCCCACAGGGCCTACAGGAGCTACTGGCAATACAGGTGCTACAGGTGCGACGGGCGCTACAGGTGCGACGGGTGCCACAGGTGTAATTTCTACAAATACAGTAGTAACATCACCAATAGAAACTGTAAACTTGATATCTACTGGAGCTAATGGTACTACAAATATAGATATAAAAACCTCAACTGTTACATGGTTTCAAAGTAATTCTCAGAATAATTTTACATTTAATATAAGAGGCGATTCTTCAACAACCCTGGCCTCAATGCTTCAAAATGGACAATCTGTAAGCGTTGCCGTGATTGTACAACAAGGTAGCGGATATTATAGTTTCAATGCTTTACAAATAGATGGAACCGCACAAACAATAAGATGGCAAAATGGAGCAAATGCTAACAATGCAAATTCTTGGGATACATATGTATTTACAATAATAAAATATAGCTCTGGCTATCTTGTTCTTGGAAGTGTAACAAAGTTTGCATAAGGAGAATATATGCCTTTAACATCAGCATTGAGTATGTCGTCAAGAGGTTTTGGAGACTTTGGACTAAGCATACCCTTTTCTCCCAAAATATTATTAATTTCTGGTGGCGGTGGAGGTAATTATTCAGGAGCAGGAGCTGGAGGATACTTTACTAATTGGGCATCAGATACAAATGGTGGAAACTATTCTCAAACTTATAATCAAAAATTTTACAAAGGTATTTCATACTACATCAGCATAGGCGCTGGAGGCGCAACTGGGTCACCTGGGTCAATATCACAAATTGTTAATGATTTTGCTTACAGCGGTGCTGCGGGCGTTGGTTTTTATACAAATGGTAATTCTCGTGGATCTGGATCTGGAGGTGGACCTTACACAACAACCGCTACAACAGGTGGCGCAGCATTATCAAACGGGTATGGTGGTTCAATAGGCGGAGGATATTCAGGCAGCCCTGGAGCTTACTATGTTGGAAATGCATATGGCGCTGGAGGGGGAGCTGGGTCTGCTGCAAGTGGCGCAAACGGTGGCTCTGGTTTAGTTTCAACAATTGATGGTGCGTCTACTATCAGAGCTGGCGGAGGCGGAGGCGGAGGCTATGGAACATCTGGATCTGGCGGTTCTGGCGGAGGCGGAAATGGAACTTCTGACAATTCAAACGGAGGGAATGGCCAAGCAAATACTGGTTCTGGTGGCGGAGGAAAAGGTTACTCAAGCCCTTACACAAATAATGGAGGGGCGGGAGGTTCAGGTTTAATTATAATGAGGTATCCATCGTCATATGGTGTTCCAACGGTAATTTCTGGAACTTTATCTTTTACATCAACAACAATTGGTTCCGATACAGTATTAACAATAACTGCTGGGTCTGCACAGGTAAAGTGGTAATATGTCTCATTATGCAGTCCTAGATGAAAACAATATAGTAGTAAAGGTAGTTGTAGGAACAAACGACGATGATTTTGGAGTAGATTTAGAAAAAATTTATTCTGAAGTAGAGGGTAAAGTTTGTAAAAAAACATCATATAATACATATGGAAATATTCATTCTCAAGGTAAAAAACCGTACAGGTATAACTATGCAGGAATCGGATACACTTTTGATGAGTCTATTGGAACAGATGGTGCTTTTATCCCGCCACAACCATTTAAATCTTGGAAATTGGATAAAAAAACTTGTTTATGGGTAGCTCCCAAAAAATATCCGAATGATGGTAAATTTTATATTTGGAACGAAGATAATAAATCTTGGCAGGTAGTACCAGATGTCATATAAATATAGGGTTTTATCCGATTTACCTTTGGGTTATTGGAGATTAAATAAATTATCAACAATTCAATACAACGATGCTTTAACAACATACGATACAACCGATTTAGATTATAATGCCCATACAAACGATCATTTTATTGATTATAGCATATTGCAAAATGGTGCAAACATACTTAATGGAAGTGTTCCACAACTTAACAATGTTACACCTATAGTTACATCTCTTTCAAATGAAGATGCATTTAATTCTTGTAAAATACTAAATAATAACGAAATTTTAATATCAAATTTATACAATGCTTTTAAAAAAGGTTATGAAAACAAAACTTTTGGGATAGAGATGTGGGTTTTATTACAAAATCCTACCCAACCCGTAGACTTAATAAAATTAGGTCAGTCATCAAGTAGCATGAAAATTCGTGCAGAAAAAGATTCAATATGTTTTTATGTATCAAATGATCAAGGTGTAAATACAGTAACAACAAAAAAAGTATATTCCTGGGATGAACCATTACACATTTTTGCTTTAATAAAAGATAAAAGTATGACATTGTATATAAATGGGCTATCAGACGAATCGGTGACTTTTAATGGGTATTTTTATGAGGATCTTAAAAACTTTTATATAGGTCCTTCCCCAGAAAATAACGGTTTCATAATAAGTGATTTAGCATTTTACGATAAGCCTTTATCTGTAAATGAAATTAAATCACACATGTCTTGGGCACACAGGGATTCAAATCCAATTGGTTTCGCACATCAATCAAGTGCTTCAGTATTTTTATTTAATGACAATTCTGGAGAAGCAATTTCTGTTCAAAATTTTTATGCTCCAATAAGCTACTCTCAAGGAACATTTAATAATGTTGAAACCGATCAAACAGGTATAGTTTTGAAAAAAAATCAACAATCTGGCTCGTGGACCTACCCATTGGATATAACCTCTTATCAAAACTTTTCAGGAATTAATGTATCTTGGGAAACAGCATCCTACCCATTTTCAACAACATCAAACAATTATGTTTCTGTTAGCATATCTTATGATGGTGGCACGACTTATTATCCAATTAAAAATAATAATATTGTTCCATATTTTGTTTCAAATTATTATTCTTCACTTACAATTCAAGCTTTAATAAAAGTTGATTTTTATTATCCGAGCAACTACGTAAATGATAATTATGTTTCACCTCCAAGGCTTGATAATTTATCAATAAAAGTTTATTCAAATATTGATTCTAATTCTGACACAGGAATTTTTAATATATCTCCGTTTACAAGTAATCAATCAGTAACAGAATATACTTATAGAGGTAACAAAAATAACATACTTTCAAGATCTAGCAATTTGGGTATTAATTTTTATAAAATGAATCCAGAATCAAAGCCAGGCTCTGCTATTATAAACCCATCTGGGTATGGAATAAATAACGGTTACAGGCATATAGATTTTTGGTTTAAGTGGGCGGGTCAAGGGAAAGCAGTTCTAGATATAGGTGGAACACCACAACTATTCATTGATAATCAAGGATACCTAAATGTTCACACAACATCCCCATTTCAATCTTCAGTATATATAAATGGTGTATTAGTAGGTACCCCAAATTGGAAATATAAGCTGTCAGTAAATGAACCAATACACATTTTTATATCTTTTAATAGCAATATCTATCTTGCTTCAGCAAATCCAACTACTGGAATTACCGATATATCTATTTCAATAAACGGTGATAGATCAGGACAATATGATCCTTGTGAAGCCTCATATGGAAATATTATTTTGTGGGGCCCAAACACCTCTCCAAATCCATCAAAAATTTACCTATCTTATCTTTCTACAAATGTTTTAACTGTAAATGACGGGGTAACTTCAATGGGTTCAGTATTGGAATACTCGGGTACAAGTAGCCAGATAAATGGAGGAGATCCAGTAATTTATCACACTCATGTATAATAAAATGGCAGAACAATGTTCATTTTTTGTGCTTTAATGTGGCAAAATGGTATGATATAGATTATGAATAAGAAGATGAAGATTACCCCCATAGATGAAGTAAACTGGGGATTGTATATGTGGCAAATGCCAGATGAGTCATTAATTATGGATGATGAGGGTGGATACCTATGCATCCCTTCTTTAAAAGGTGATATTCGTCAAATTAAAAAATTAAAAAAAGCAGCTCAGGATTACGGCATAGATGAAGGAAAGCCTATATTTTTTGCTGGGCACAGAAAAGTAACAGAAGAAGAATTAGAGGAACAAAAGCAAAGATCCGCTATGGGCTTGGTACCAGATCCTCAAGACCTGCCAGCAATGATGGAATTTATTAAAGAACAAAGAGAGATGGGTATAGCATAATGGACCACAGAGTTACTGTTATGGATGACGATGATAGCGATGACCTATTAAAGGTCTACACACCCGAAGATAAATCTATGCCATCTTACACAACCCAAGAAGAATTTGATGACCCATTTAATCAAAAGTGGTCAGAAATTAAAAAATCAGAAGGATTAAGTCCCAACCTTCGTCGTCATGCAGCAAGGCTTGAAAAAGCATTTACTGGGCGGGAAGATGCAAAGTCTAAAAAGCTAGACCCACTTGATCTTACAGGATATTCACTATTTCAAATAGTACAACCTCCATATAACATGCTCTATTTGTCTCAGCTTTATGATGTATCTCCATATCATCATTCAGCTGTAAATGCCAAGGTTGCCAACGTAATTGGCCTTGGCTATAAGTTTGAAGAAACTTTTAAAGTTACCCAAAAAGTTCAAGATGTCATTGATGATCCCAAAAAGCTAGATAAGTTAAGAACAAAGATTGAAGCAGCAAAAGAAGAGTTAAGAAGTTTTGTAGAATCCTTAAACTCAGATGATTCATTCATTGAAAATATGAAAAAGGTTTATACAGACTTAGAGTCTACAGGAAATGCATATCTTGAAGTGGGTAGAACAGCAACTGGAAAAATTGGATATATTGGCCATATTCCTACAACAACAATGCGTATTCGTCGTCACCGTGATGGCTTTGTGCAGGTTGTATATAATCGCTACACCTTCTTTAGAAATTTTGGAGATACAGAAACTCCAGATCAAATTGGAACAGATCCACAGCCAAATGAAGTTATTCATTTTAAGAAATTCACTCCATCAAATACTTATTATGGAGTTCCAGACATTCTTTCGGCTAAAAATGCTGTTGCTGGAGATGAATTTGCACAGAGATTTAACTTAGACTATTTTGAAAACAAGGCTGTGCCAAGATACATTATTACCGTAAAAGGGGCAAAGCTGACAGCAGATTCAGAGCGCAAGCTTCTTGAATTTTTCCAAACAGGTTTAAAGGGTAGAAACCATAGAACTCTTTATATTCCACTACCATCAGATGGAGAGAATAGTCGTGTAGAATTTAAGATGGACCCAGTTGAAGCAGGTGTTCAAGATTCATCATTTAAGAATTATGCCGTAGAAAATAGAGATCGTATTTTAATTGCTCACCGTGTGCCAATTTCCAAGATTGGAATGCCAGCAGATGTATCTCTTGCTAATGCTAAGGACGCAGATAAGACTTTTAAAGAGCAGGTCTGTCGCCCAATGCAGGAAGAGCTAGAGCATAAGCTTAACAAGCTAATGGCAGAGTTTACAGACGCATTCGTCATTAGATTCAACGAACTAGCCTTAACTGACGAGGAAACTCAATCAAGAATTGATGCAGCCTATCTGGTTAACAAGGTTGTTCTTCCTAACGAAGTACGCCAAAGAATGGGCAAGGCTCCGATAGAAGGCGGAGATGTACCACTAGAATTAAAACCTCAAGATTCCGCTGAAAAAATTACCCAGGAAAAAGGCACCAGAGCTAGAGATCAAGAAAGAAATCTAAATGCCCCAGATAAAATGGGAACTGCCAGAAATGCTCAAGGGGAGGGTAGAAAGCAAAAATAATATCACCTGAAATTATGAGTTATTTATAAAAGTTGGTATTATGTATTTACATATGAACATAACAAAAGCCCATTGGCACAACAGTGAACATACAGTTAATCTTGCATTTCCTATTGCAAAGGTTAACAAGGAAAAAAGAACGGTCTCGGGATTCGCTTCCCTGGACAATGTGGATCGCCATGGAGATATTGTAACTGCAGAAGCAAGCAAGAAAGCTTTTGAGAATTTTAGAGGAAACATCCGTGAAATGCACGGACCATCAGCAGTTGGAAAGATGCTTTCATTTAAAGAAGATTCTTTTTTTGATAAGGCATCAGGCAAGAAGTATAACGGAGTTTATGTAACAGCATATATATCAAAAGGTGCACCAGACGCATGGGAAAAAGTATTAGACGGTACTTATACTGGATTCTCAATTGGTGGCAATATTGTTGACGCTAAGATGGAAAAGTCAGACGACGGTTCTGAACAAGATAGAAGAGTAATTCACAATTATGATTTGCACGAGCTCTCTCTTGTTGATTCACCAGCCAACCCATTAGCAAATATTTTTTCAATTCAAAAGATGGCAGCAAACGCAGTAACTGAAAATGTTTTTTGGTGCCAAGAGGATGAGATTGCATCTACATCTACAGATGTTGCAAAGACATGTGTTTCTTGTGGAGACCCAATGTCAAACATAGGTTGGGTAGAACAATCTGATTCAGAAAAATTTGAAGCAATTGAAAAGGTTATTGATTCTTATTTTAAGAAAGATGATGCACCAGGTCCAGATCATGCAGCAACAACTCATGATTCAGATAATGTTGTTAATAGCTCATCTACAATAAATCTTTATCCAGATCAAAACAAAGCAAAAAAGGTTTCGCCCATTGATGTCAATGTGGCGACTATAAAGAAAAATGAAGGAGGTAATGAAATGACAGAAGAAACAAATGCAGAAGTAACAACAGAAGTTACAGAAGCAGAAGCCCCAGCTGTAGATGCTGCGCCAGCAGAAGAAACAGTTGTTGCTGTTGATGAAACAGCAGTTGATGCGGGAGAAGCAATCGAAAAGGCTGTAGCTATTTCAGAGGTTGAGGATACACTTGATTTCACAAAGATGGTAAGCGACCTTAAGACCTTCTTCAACGATTCAATTGAAAAGAATTATGCATCTCATGCTGCAACAGTCCAAGACGTAATGCGTATGGTCGAGGAAACCAGATCAGAAATGTCAAAGGCTATTGATGAGATCAAGTCCAAGCAAGAAGAAATGAATAAGTCAGTTACAGATATGTACGGTAAGGTGGAATACCTAGATCATCAGCTCAAAGGTTTTGAGTCTGCAACTGCAGTTAAGAAGTCCAGTGATCTTAATGGGTCAATGGAGGATTCAAAAATCCAAAAAACAAGTATATGGCAAGGACACTTCCTCGGTGTTAATAGCTTAACTAAATAATCTAAAAAAAAATAAGGTGGTGAAATAATAAATGAGTAATGAACTTCTACAAAAAGTAATTGATACAACAAATCTAGGAGCTAATGGTGCTGTAAATGCATCAGGAGACTCAGCGAACCTCAGTGGTTCTGGACTTCTATATCCAGATCAAGCTAATCGCTTCCTCGATTACATGTGGGATGCAACGATTCTTGCTAAGGCAGCTCGTACAATCCGCATGCGTTCAAATACAACCGAAATTGATCGTGTTTCAGTAGGTCAGAGAATCATGACTGTAGCCTCTGAGGATAATCCAAAGGACTACACAAACACAACTTCAGGACAAACTGGAGAATTTTCAAACGCTGCTGCAACATTCTCAAAGGTTTCTTTGACAACTCGCAAGCTTCGTCTTGACTGGGAACTTTCATCTGAGTCTCTTGAAGACAATATTGAAGGCCCAGATCTAGAAGACCACATTGCACGTCTTATGGCTACCCAGGCTGGTAACGATATCGAGGATGTTCTCATCAACGGTACAGGAACT